AAATAAATGTGAAAGAAATTACTTTCGTAAACTTACACAAAAGAAATCAAAAATTCAGAAAAAACCATAAACTGATTATAGTAAATCAAGAAAACGTATTTTCAAATCTGAAATTTGTGTTGGCCATTGCCGTTGCATCTCACTCTCCGATCGCTTGGTGATTCTAAATCTCCATTCTCGAAGCTGTGATAGCTCGGGGAAGTTACCAGTTACAAGTTGGTCAAAAAGTTCGTCCATTCCGACTCTCTTTAGCCACTTCAACTGATTAAACTTCGGCTTAATGTTGCGTTCAACAACTAACTCATGCCAAATCGTGCGACATAGGTAATAGAAACGTTCGCTACATCCAAGTGATGCTTGCGCCATTCCGATTGCCGATGCTGCTAATCTAGCGTAGTCTTGCGGTTTTTCCGGGAAGTAAAGGTGCCTCAAAAGGTCCACCTCATCTCGGAATGCTAAGCCACCAGTGTTCTGATAGCTGAGCACAATCGCTCCGGATACCATTGATCGAATAAAAGACTTCTTGACATTGAGTTTTGCGTTAAAGTAAAACATTGCCGATCGTTCAAGCATGACCAAGAACGTATCTCCATAGATTTGAAACATCCGATGGAAGAAAGAAATCAGCGAATCGTCACCCTGAAATCTAGCCCAGAATGTCTCGCTTTCGATATTAACTCCAAGTGCACATAAGCAAGTATAAATCATGATTGCGTTCGCAAAACTGTCCATGAGTTGAGTCTGTTGATATCCAGATCCAAATCCGTTCCAGTTCCATCTCCAAAGTTGTCCGTTCGGTAGTAGAATTGGTGTATCAGTTATAGCGTTACACATCCATTGCCACAGTCGTTCAATCCGATCTTCGCCGGTGTGTCCGTCTGGGTATGCTTGCGTACGTTCGTAGCACGTGAAATCAAAGTATGATCTCCATATTCTATGTACAATTTTGATTAATTGGTGCAAAAGCCTCTTATCGAATTGACTCCAGTCAACTCCAATAACGGTCCGTGGTGGTCCGTGTTGATGCATCTCTTGGAAAAGTCTTCTCCATCCTCCGCGATTCATCTCTCGTCCCCAAAGCATTCGCCCAGCCTTAGTGTTAAGGTAGGTCGCTTGTAAGGGCCAAATGAATGGCAGCTCGGTATGTAAAAGTAGTTTTGTTCCTCCAAAAACTGCTCGTAATTTATCGGGCTCATACATGGCTACAACATGCGATCTTGCATGTAAAGTGTTCCACTTATAAGGTCGTGGTTGATCGCCATCCCAAAAGGGGGCTTCACCGTCCTTAATTTTGTGAACGAGGCCTCGATTATATTCGAAGATCTCATTATACAAATTGTGGTACGTTATAGCGTCGTTTTCAATTAGTCCAATCTTGTGTTTAAATCGCAAATATTCTTTGACTTTTACGGGTTTAACAAACTTTCGCAATTTTGCGTCTCTAACAGGGGGCGGGTAGTCCACATCGTTCGTGTGTACTCTCGGTCTTCCGGTTTCTGAGTCAATATCTCGCCAAAATGGTCGAAACTTGAAGTTTGATTCAGTCCAGGGTGCTTCAGCGGATACGCTTAAAGTAGCTGGATATGCTCGTAGGTCAGGGAATGCAACAGG